AGTGATTTGTGGGTTACCCGTAAGGTAGATATCCTGAGCTCCGTAAGCGACAAGTTGCATTAATCCTCCTCCCATTGTTTATAACTTATACTTAGAAAAAAATTTCAGAAAAATACGTAAATTGACTTTTTTAACCAGTATATAATACTCCCCCCATTCCTGACATTACTTTCAAGATATTATAGTTTATCGCATAAATATTATCGATCGTTGCTGATGAACTTAATATTAAATTTGCTTTGTCGATTTTTGAAAAATTACAACTTCCACTTGGTTGATGTTCTTCAGGATTTAAAGCAAATGAATATACATTAATATTTTTTGATAATTGAGAACATCTTGAAATAGGATTTTGAACTCTTCCAATTAAATTAATAATTATAAAATCACCTCCATTCCCAGTTGTTGGAGTTAAAGTAACTTTATCAAATTCGGTTATCCCTATAGATGTTGATGGAGTAATACCTGTATCATAATTAATATGGGAATTTTCAAATGTAACAACTGTACTTGTTAAACTAGTTACCCGAACAACACTAAATGAACTTCCAGAAACTCCCATTCCAATAATAAATGTAGTGATCATTAATAAATCACCCACTTTTAAATAATCTCCAACTGAAACACCACTTGAAAGTTGATCTGCGTGAAATGTTATATTTGTATTTGTTAATATCGCAACTCCTCCATCATTCGCGCCCGAAGGAGCCCCTACAGTTGTATCATGATATCTTCCATTAAAAATTTCAATTGAAGGAGAAATTAATTTTGGTTCATCAACTTCTTTAATATTGTATCCCGGAACAGCTGTATGATGGTCAAATGGTTGTTTAATTTGAAAATATTCTCTATCTTGATTATCAAAACGATCATGATTATTTAATTGTAATCTCGCTTTTTGATTTGTAATTGAATTACTATCGGTCCAAATAATCTCTTTTACGGGATGATTAAAATGTATTTCATATGTTGCTGCGGATAATCCTTCGGGTTGATACTGTAATTGTTCAATTAAATATTCTTGTTGTGTCCGTCTAAATTTCATTTTTTCGTTTTTGTCTAAAAAGATATATTCACACCATACTTCACAAGTAGGTGTAGCTCCTGTATTTGGATTTCTACCTACACCAGTTCCTTTCACTGCTTCAGAAGTTCCCCAAGTAAATGTTAATACAACTTCGTGATGATTTAATGACATAACTGGTAATGCTAATCCAATATTCCTACAAAACCAAAACTGTAAAGGGACGATAATTGATTGTTGATTTGTTTCGGAACCAGTTACAAGTGTATTTGAAAATCCTCCAGACATATATTTAAATGCGTCCTTTTTTGATTCGGGAACTGTCAATTCATTCCAAATTTGTAACCATTCACCGGTGTGTTCATCTATTAATTTACCACCAATTTCTACTTTTACTTTTGAAATTAATTTATCTCCATTAATTCCGTGAGTATTATCTTGATCACATTTTACATAAACACGATGTAAAAGTTCTCCTTCTCTTGAAACAGTAACTTTTCCTTCTGATTCAGTTGTGGTGATTTGTGAAGAACCATTCACCGTTTGTTGAACACATTCCATTGAAAAATTTGTATGTCTCCGATAAACTGCCTTAAAAAGAGTAACCTCTGGATTACCCATAAGATGTAAATCTTCTTTACCAACATATACAAGTTGAATAATGCCTCCAGCCATATACTATCTGAAATATTATTTTTTCTTATATCGCATACGCTAATCCCCCCATTCCTGACATTATTCTTAAAACATTGTAATTTACAGCATATATATTACTAATTATTCCAGCAGAACTTAATAATAATTTGGATGATTCAATTCTTGAAAAATTACATGTTCCACTTGGTTGATGATCTTCAGGATTCAAAGCGAATGAAAATACAAAAATATCTCTTGAAAGTTGAGAACATCTTGATTGGGGATTTTGAGTTCTCGCAATAATTGTAAATGTTACTTCATCTGCGGATGCTGTATCATAACCAGGTGCTGTGATATTTTCTATTAATGTTATCGCATATGTATTTGTCGCGGTTAAAGTAACAGCTTTAATACAAGATGTATATGTAGCTGAATTTGTGACATTAGAACCTGTATTAGTTGTTTGTGAAATTGAAATAATATCACCAACTTTGGGTTTAATTGTAGATGAAAATAAACTGATATGTTTATTTGCGGTCGCTCCATCAATATCAATTGCGATAGGATTACTTGTATCTGCGGCGGATGCAGCCGCTTTAGCTGCGTTTGTATGTAACTTTATTGGAGTTACAAGCATCTTTGGATTTTCCATTTCTTTAATATTGTAACCTGGAACAGCACTATGATGAATTAATGGTTGTTTAATCTGAAAGTATTCTCTATCTTGAAAAGCGAAACGATCATGACCATTTAATTCAAGTTTAATTTGTTGAGTTATAACAGTATTTGTTTCTGTTGTGCTGGTGGGTACTGTCCAGATTAGTTCTTTTACAGCATGATCAAAATTTAATTTTATCGTTGATTTAGATGATCCTTCTTCTTGAATTTGTAGTTGTTCAATTAAATATTCGTGTGATACTTGCGCAAATCTTCTTCGTTCATCTGTATCAAGGTAAATATAATCGCACCACACTTCAACACTGGGGGTTACAGCATTCGCAGTTGAACGACTAATACCATCGGCTGCGGCTCCACTTCCCCACATAAATTGTATTTTTACTTCGTGATATTGTAAAGCTATCAATGGTAATGCTAATCCGATATTTCTACAAAACCAAAATTGTAATGGATACATAATAGATTGCTGGGATGTTCCTCCAACAGCATCAAGTCCTCCTGTTACAAGAGTATTTGAATATCCACCGGTTAAATATTTAAACCCGTCTACTTTTGATTCTGGAGTTGTTAACTCACTCCAAAGTTGATTCCATTCTCTATAATGTTTATCAATCCTTTGTCCTCCAATTTCAATTTCAACTTCTTCAATTAAATAATCACCATTAATTCCATCACTTGTATTTTGATCACATCTTACATATATCTGACTTAATAAATCACCATTACGAGAAATTGTCACTGTTGCTGATGTATTATATGTATCAGAAAGTGTTGTAATACCATTGAGCGTTTGTTGAATACATTCCATTGAGAAATTTGTATGCCTTCTGTAGACAATTTTAAAAAATGTTATTTGAGGGTTTCCTGTTAAATATATATCTTGCGAACCATAGGCTACGAGTTGCATTAATCCTCCTCCCATATATACTAATATAATATATAAATATTTATAATCAATCAAACACAAATAAAATAAAGAATTATAGTAAATGAAATGGAAAAAGACATTGATATCAGAAAATACATGGATTACGATAAAATTTGTAAATTAATGATTAATAATCCCCTTGAAATGGCATTATTTGAAATCGTTTGTATGTTAATTACCAAAAATTTAAAAAAATAACATTTAAATTAATCTATTTTTTTAATGAAAGATAGTTTTTGTATATTCTTCATCTTTATCAAGGTCTAATACCTGTTTAACTGGATTCATAATTTGATTTGTAATGTAAAATGGGAAGTCTATTTTAAGATTTTTCTCTTTGATATAATTTGGATGTTCAACTCGATCGCCTTGAAGTATCTTTTTTTCCCGCGGTTGACCTTTTCTAGCTCCTGATTTATAACAATTGTTAAAATCATATAGCATATCATCGGGTAATATCCGATACATATATGGAATTCGGTCATTTGGTTTCGGTTTATTACCTGGATTCCTTTCTGCCATACGATCAGCAAGTGCTTTATGCGCAATACCTTGTGGATTTTTATAATAACCACTCAATGATTTCGTAATTATAAACATTGATTCATCTAATTCTCCTTTAATAATTTTTTGAAGTGTATGTTTCAACCATTCAATTGCTAAATCAACACTTTTTTGATTCATAATTATCTCTATTACATTTCCAAATACATACTTGACAATTGGAGCATTATCCCTTCTTTTCATTACAATACCCATTGATGTTCTTTCTTTTAATTTATCGGCAGAATATTCATATTTATCACCTGTATATCTCTTTTTTGATATCAGTATAAATGGATAAAATGTCTTTTCATATTCAAGATCTTGTGGACCATTTTCTCTAAATTTTCTTTCGGTAATCCATTCACCCGCTTTAATACCACAATCAATACAATATTGTAAAGCTTCTTTACCAACAAGTTTTTCCCACTCACCATTTTCATTTTTCTTTTCTCTTGAAAATTTCACAAATACTGAATCTGTATCACCATACACAACTTCGGGTGGTTTATAATCATTTTCAAGTGCCCACTCTTTTACACCACTAGAAGCATCAGAAATTCGTTCTCGTCCAATTGATGTTGTACATGCGGCTATCTTTTTAAAGAACATTGGACTTGTTTTAGCACCCATTTGACCATAAACGGAATTAGCAGTAACCTTATAAGCCAACTGTAAGCCATCAAGGACCTTTTTCTTATTTTCATCGGGTGTTTTCTTAGCCAATGCGCGTGTTTGCTTTCTTTGATCTAACAAACTTTTTAGAATCGTTGGAACAATTCCAATTTTATCATTTTTCGGCTTCGCGAAATAACATGTTGTTTGAGTATCAGCCTTTATCTTATGGATTGTTTTTCCCTTTTTCTGATAAATATAATCGTCATACGAAATAACATGGTGTGGTACCTTTTCTAGATATTGATACTTTTCAGGGTTTTTATCAATATCATCTTTTGAACATATATATGTCTCATGTGAAAGATTCTTTTCAATAATAGAATTTGGATAGAGAGAAGCATAATCAAGAACAGATATAGGATCATCTAAATAGATACCTGGATCTGGTTCAAGGACAATCGCGCCTTCAAAACCATCATTCATACCATCCGAATCACTAAATCCTTTCAATGTTGGAATACGTGTTTTTTCTAGATCACATCTTTTTGTCATAAGTGAAAAGATTTTAATACCCTGTCCACGTAGGAAAATATATGAAAGTGGAACACAACTAACATTAGCCATACCAATATTATTCGGTATCAAATCTTGTAATAACAATAGATGAATACAAAGTTCACAATCCATAATACAATATTTGGCTATCTTAGCTCTTCCAGTAGCACCTCCATTTTTATGAAGTTGAAATAATTCTTGGGGTGATACATCATCCTTTGATAAACACCATTCTCTTGAAATTGTATCTTTCTTATACTCTTTGAATTTGATACATCCTTCAACACGGATATATTTTGTTTTTACATTTGCGGCATGAATCTTATACTTTTTACCAGCTTTATGCTTCATTAATCCAAATTTGGTATTCAAATTAATTGAAATATAATCTCCCTTCTTTAAATTACCAATATTATCTGTTTCAATTACAGTATATTCGGAGGTTCTAAATTTAATACTTAATTTACCCTTCATAAAATGAGCGGAAACATTATCCAATGTATAAGAATCCAATGCATGAGCTTTTTGTACCTCTTTTTGAATATCAAATACAACACGACCATCCATTGAAATATAATATAAGATATTATCCCCTAATCCAGAAGATGAAAGCTCTTTTTTTGTAAATTGGCATTTCTTTTCCCAATAATTATTATAATAACCAGCTGTTGTTTTAACAGTATTAACATCATCATTCATTTCTTCAATTATATCTGAATTTCTATTTCTCATCAACCTTCCAATCCTATAAAAGTCATTTTGAGGACATTTAGCACAACATCTATATCTACCACCATATCCCTTCTTACAACCAGAATTATGTGGAAATAAATATTCAACCCTCTTATTTATATAATCAAAATCAAAACCAAAGATATTATATCCAGTTACGATATCAGGATTATGATATAACATCAAATCTTTCCATTTCAAAAGAAGATCTTTTTCTGATTCACATCTGTAAATTGTTACTCCTTCAATATCATCGCATATTTCTTCATCGGGTTTATCTTCATTACCGATTACAACAATTGAACGATTATATGCTGTTTTTTCTCCATAACGGTGAAATACTGAACCAATTTGAATAATTGGATCACCTTTAATTACTATATTCTCACCATTATCATTTTTAAATTTATCAAAGATAACACCCATCTCTGTAATCATCTTATCTCTTGTTTTAGTATTTTCTTTTGAATTATCTAACAATTCAATAAAATCTTCTGTAAATACTTTCATAATTTTATTAAAACTACTCTCAGAATATGTTCCATTTTCAGTAAAGATATTTTGAACATCATTTGATCCATCTTGAAAAGAATCTTGAATCATCTTTTTAATTGTTTTAACCTTAAACTCGTATGTATGTGTATTAAAGTTATACCCATTTCTAAAGTAAGACTCATGAATATCAATCGCCAATTTCTTAAAATCTTTCTTCGGATTTGGAAAGTCTCCGTGAGAACTATCACATTCAATATCAAATGAACATATGATAAATGGTGCTATCTCATCTACATCAATGGGTTGAATACTCTTCATATTAATATTTTCAATCTCAACATCTACATTAAATTTTTTAGTCTCTTTTGTACAAACCATTGTTTGATTTACTTTTATTTCCACCCATCCACAACTATTGATATTTTTTTCGTGGAGAAATCTCAACATAGGATGAAGTTTTGACTCATATAAATTAGCAATACAATCACAATTATGTTCTTGTATAAACCAAGATTTTATCTTGCTATCTAAAATTCTATATTGTGGTTCTTTTTTACCGTTATAAGAATTAATGTAATTTTTTTTTTCAATCAATGATAAATTTGTTTTGTAAAAGTCTTGAATCGCACTAATACATTTTTTCATATCTCCATAGTTTTGAAATGAAATCTTACCAAAATTATATTTCTTTATTTTATCAGTCTCATTATCATAATTATATCCATAAAACTGATAATTTCTACTTTTTGAAAGTAAATCTTGTTCATAATTCCCATTCCAGCGATTCCAAGTATTTTGGGATTTACCATTTTTTGAGAAATAAGAAATAATTTTCAAAAACATTCTAATCGTTGGAATACCCCAATTATCAGGTATCTTCATATAAAAGTATGGTTTAAACCCAACCACATTACAAACTACATTTTTTCCTTCGCTTGTTTTTCCATAAATAGTAATTACGAAATCTTTACCATACTCACCATCATTAAGAGGTACATCGTCAGATTGTAAGTCAATAATGTGAAATTGATAGATTTGTTTTTCCATTATAACCTATATTATTGATTGTTGCTTAAATAAGTTAATTCAAAATATCAAATTTTAATATATCAAATTTTAATATACAGATAATATTATAGATGAGAGAGTTTCTTCTATTTTTTTTAAGCATATTTATAATTTTCAATGTTGTGAATGGTGTATATAAGAAGAATCAAGAAATAACACAAGTAAAATCATCGATTGATGGAAGAAAATACATTGTAAGAAAAGTACCAGGCGCCCAAGCAGCTGCTGATAAATTAGCAACTATTAATAAAAAAATAATCTCTTTAATTGAATCCCTTGAAGAAGAGGATCGAAAAGGTATCAAAAGATTAAAAAAACGTTACAATCCCGATCAATTATCCGAAACAGGGTTAGATGCGAAATATACCTCTTATTCTGTCAACAAAGGTGAAAAAATTTCAATGTGCGTAAGACAATCGGATAACAGTTTTATCGATGATAATATTCTCATCTTTGTATTTATTCATGAATTATCTCATGTCATGACTGAAGAAGTTGGTCATACACCCAAATTTTGGGATAATATGGCATATCTACTTGAACAAGGTGAAAAAATTGGAATTTATGTACCTGAAGACTACGGTAAAAATCCGGTTAATTATTGTGGAATGGAGGTTACTTCAACTCCTTACAAAAAGTTTAATTAAGTATAATTTACTGAAAATAAAAAATGAATATAATTATATATGGAAAGTGTTTTTTGTAATGATATTCGTATTAAAAAGCGTTTTGTAAAATGTATTTCTGAAGTTGACAACAAATGTTATCTATTTGTTGGTAAAAACCCCTACATCCGAAATGTAATCAATGGTATCAAAAAAAACTACAAAGATAAAAATGATTACTTTGATGACATCCATCCAGGGAAAATTGATAAATTATATGATTATCTCTATGGAAAAGAAACAGATGATATGAATGAAAAAGTTGATTTTATCATTGATAAAATGTATCTGGATAAATCAAATGATATTCAATTTATTAATGATATCATTAATGAAGATGATACTGTTGAAACGGTCCTTAACAAAATTGTGAAAAACTGTTACGATGATATAGACGATATCACTTATCAATATTTATATGCTTATTTCTATGACAGTAATTATAAAAAGTTTCTCCCTCTTGGTTTTACCTATTCAGACCCGAATATAGAATATGATGAAATTTATCAAAAAAGTATTGAAAGTGTAAAAAAAACATCCTTTATCAATGAAAATGGTGATAAAATTCCCAAATTAATTGAAAACAATCTATTAACTCTTTTTGATACTTACAATATAAGAGATAATATTATTCATTTCTTCAACTTAAAAGAATATCTAGATAAAAATGATCTTTTTGATACATTTAATTATGCCGTTGATGAAAGTATTTTAAATGATTCATTACATTACAAATCGGTTGTAAATGGTATTCTTTATAAATACTGGCCTAAAGTAACTCTCCCAATTTTACTAAACTACGACGATGAAGAAAATTACACAAAAAGATCAGAAGATAAAAAGAAAATGTTATATTTACTTGAAAATTATGACAGAGGCGTCTATACAATTGAAGGCGACTTTTTTAAAGAAAAAATTGAAGAAGCAATACAATGTAAAAATTTCACCCTAACACTAATGAAAATAAGCAGAAATGTCAAACCAGGTATGGAAAATATCATTCATTTATCTAAATTATTTACAGATTTCATCCTAAGAAAAGATATCCCTTTCATTAAACTACTTTTAGATTCTCATGATGATGCTTTTCATAAATTATACAAACCATCTATTGTATATACAGGATATGAAAGAAATACAGAAACTTTTATCACACAAAAATTATGTAAAGGTTGGTCTGAAAGCTACAATATCCAAGAAGATAATACTTTCAAATATCTACATAAAGATAATGTAATCTTATTCAAAATTTATAATGAAGATTTAGATCTTTATTCAACACTTGTCATTCATATGAATGGGGATATTGAATGTATTATTGAAAACAATTACAAGCTAATGAATGAAGATATTATCAAAATATTGATTAATGATTGTAATAAATTAATTGAAGAATTAAATGATGGAGAATTTTATTCATTTGAATTAATCAATACTTTTGAAAAAGGTATCTTTGAAAATCAATATCTAGATACAAAATTAGACTTTCTTAATTGTGCGTCAAGCTTTGATAACAAACTTTTTGAAAAAAATAAAAAATATTTCCCAAAATGGGATCAATGGTTTACAACTTTTATGAACAACTTTCCAATGTATTTCCGTGTAAAATCTATTGAAGAAACTGAAATTGAAGATAAAAAGATCATTGGCAAATATAAACGGGTTGATAATTACGCAAATTTTTCAGCAATTCAATCCGCAATTGAAACATACAAAGTTATTTATGATGATCCAGAAATTATCATTCAAAAAATAAGTATTGATTTTAATAAAGACATTGATATCATACGGAGAGAATATGAATCATGGGAAGAACTCAGTAAAATGAAAATGGATGAAGGACAATCATTAAAGAAAAGAATCAATGAATTCGGTTCTGAAATAATCATAAGTGTATCTCCAAAGGATGAATTAATTATTGAAATCAATAGTATTAAATCTTTGAATGAATTTTTAAGAATTATGATGTTTATCAAAACAATGTTAAGTATGTATCAAAAAACCATAAATGATGATAAAAGATATCTTACTTATTTCACCAAAAAAAATAATCAATTAATTGATCTTTTTGATAAAGAAGATACAGATTCAGATGATTCCGAATTAGATTCAGATGATTCCGAATTAGATTCAGATGATGATCTACTTAGATTAAGGGAATTTTTAGACGACGATGATTCTGATGATGGTTCAGATGATTCAGAAGAAGAAATTGATATGGATCAATTTGGAGGAGCAGAAGAATTATACGATATCAGAAGCTACTATCTAAAACGATTAAAAGAATATGATCCGGAACTTTTCAAAGGATGGAAATCTCGCAAAAAACAAAAAAATGGCCAAGATTACGGTTATGCGAAACTTTGTGGTGCGACCGATAACAGACAACCAATTGCCGTAAGTGAAGAAGAACTTCAAAGAATCAATGAATCAGCCGAAGATGGTTCTGGTAGAAAATCATATTCAAAAGCAATATCTGTTCCAAAAAGAGATTCAAATATAAAATATATCTGTCCTAAATATTGGGATATTTCAAGAGGTTTAAGTATCCGTCATGACGCAGTTGATCAAGATGAAACCATACCACAAAAACTACCGAAAAGCGCAAAAGGTAAAACTTCAAAAACAATCTTAGATAGAGAAAATAGATACTGGGTTGACGCTGAAAATGAAAGTTACTTTGTTCCCAAAATAACCGAAGATAGCAAACTATTACATCCGAAAGGTTACGGTTTACCTTGCTGCTTTAATGAATCAAAAGCAAAGAAAAAGAAAAAAAATGAAAAATATAATGAAGATGATGAAGGTGAAGATGGAAAAGTATTAGGTGGTTATATCTCAAATAAAGACCCTATTACAGAAAATAAATATGCTCATGTTCACCCATTTTTAATGGAATTTTTTGGACAAACCCCAAAAACATTCACCAAAAAGAAAGATTCGGGATTTTTAAGATTAGGTGTTCAACAAAATGAAAATGATTACACTTTTTACTATTCGCCTTTTTTACAAGCTTACTTCAGAATTTTAGTTAATAATGAAAAAACAATCACAGAACCCCAACTCATACAATTTATCATCCAAAATTTAGAAAGAAATATTGAAAGATTTCAAAGATGCTCCATCATTCATCAAACTTTCCGTAAACCAATCAAAGATATCACAAAAGAAAATGTTAATTACATTCGCAAAATTTTATCATTTGAAAAAACAAAACAACACTTTGGAAAACAAACTGTAAAAACCCTCCAAGATGAAATCATTAATGACTTTAACTTCAAATCAAATGAAACAAGCTATCTTTTCAATCTATTATTATCCTTACATTTATATATTCAATATCTCAATAGTAATGAAAATAGAGAGGATACATATATCATCCCTGTTGTTGTAAAACTATTTGATATTAATATCATTATTCTTGAAAATATTGATGATAAAATAAGTATCAAAAAATCAGAATATTATGATATTAACAAAAAAGTTGGATACATCTACAAAAGAAATAACTACTATGAACCCATATTATATCGCTACTACGATGAAGAAAATGATAAAATTAAAGAAGATTTAAACTTTCGTAATGATGTTTATATTGATGAAACTTTATCAAATGTAACTCAAACAATAAAAGATCTAATTGAAGAAACAACAGATAAAGATTTTATTGAATATAAAACAATCATTCAAAATGATAATGATGAAATTAAACAATTATATATTAATAACTATTCACAAGTTTCATATATTATCACTAAAAATGGAAACACAATACCAATTGAACCAATCGTAATTCCAAATGGAGAATATGATTATATCTACAGCTTTACCAATTTTCCAAAATATAATGATGTTATGAAATATATTCCCAAATTTAAAGGACATAAAATATCAGAATTAAACAAAAATGATGATGATATTGTAACAACTATCTTATTTGAAAATGGAACCTATTTACCAATTGAAAAAATAGAAGAAAGTAAGATTAAATCAAATAAAAATATCGTTTATGGATTAGATTTATATCTCCTTGAAAGTATCTTATATAGTCCAAAAAATAGTGACGATGAAAGACAAAAATTAATTAATTATATTAAATATGAAGAATATATCACCAAATTATCATTTCATCATATTATTAAAGTATTACTAAGTGTCAAAGAAAAAGCATATGGTTACGCAAAAGATCATACTTTCTACAATGAAGGAGAAATAGGCTATTTTACCTATATTACTTATAAAAATAAAAAATACATTCAAAAAGTTGATGAAAAACAACATATTTCATACGGAAATTACTCTATCTTTGGTAAAATTATAGAAATTATCAAAAGTGGAGAGAAAAAAGGAAAAATTTCATTTGAAATTAAATTAATTGATCAAATTAATTTTATCATTAAAGATAAAATTATCGTTAGAGAAGATAAAAAAGATAAAATTTATCAACTAATAAATCAATATATATCAAAAATATTCATTCCTATGAATGAAAAAGATTACGAAAAACATCAAATGGAAAGATATATTTCATTATGTATCAATAAAGATGAATCTAAATGTAGATATCCATGTAACTATTATGGAGGATGTAAATTATACGTAAAAGAAAAAGATAATAACGATAAATTTTTAATCGAAAAAATAAAATGGAAATTTATTGAAAAATTAATCATTTTAGGGGTTGATAACATTATGGATATTGTTGAAGAAAGAGTTGATATGAATGACATACGTAAGTCTTTAACTGATAAAGAAATATTATATACTTATTCAGAATATAAAGATAATATTCTTCAAGAAATTTTTAAGAAAAAAAGTGATTTTATCAGAAATATTGGACAAAATAAAGAAATTAAAAGGAAAAAATACCTTATTAAAAAAATTGACACAATCCCTTTTTACATCAATCAACTATTTGGAGACGATTCAAATGTTTTATTTCATCTTGACAACAAAAATAATGACTTTTTGGCTCTAGAAAAATCTCTTAATGAAATAGGAATCAACTACAATGTTAAAATTCTAAAAGATATATTAACGGATAATATCACAAATAAAATCATCAATAAACACAATCATTTAGGTAACAACTACACAAAAGAAACATTAATTAAAAAAATAAATAGTAACGATTATCGCCTCACATTATTTGATATTGAAACAATATTAAATACAATCAAATACGATGAAACAATTGAAGAAAATAGCATTGCTATTTTAATTATCGGTCAAAAATATTCTCCTGGAAAAATAAGCAAAAATATCTACTTTACAGATGATGAATATGATAATTGTAGAGTTTTATCATTTCATCAAACGTTTTATAATGATGAATACATCTTATCAAATATTATTGTTGAAGATGAATATTTTACCTATTATGAAAATTTAAAAGATAAATTAAAATAATATTTTTTTTATAAAATCAAAATTAAATGGAATATTTTTCTAATAAAATAGAATTTAATCTTTTAAAAAATCACATTTTAAAAGATCCTTTATGTGATTGGTTTGAGATACAATCATATTTATATCAAAATTTTAAAAAAGATGATCAATCATATTACAAAAATCACATCTTAACTACATCAAATAAATATCGTGAAGATCTATTCAAAGAGATCATCAAAAAAAGTAATCTTAATCTAAAATTAAATTCCACAATTGATCAAACAACTACGAGTATCAAAAATAATGATCCATTAATCATTGGAGCAAAACTATATAATCCTTCTAAAAATATGATCACATATTGCGATATCGTTATACGATATGATTTTTTCAAAAAACTATTTCCCAAAATTGATAATTTACCCTTTCATATATTAACCAATAATAATGGATATTTACTAATCAATGTAAGCTATTCCTCGTTACATTTCAAATTAGATCTAAAAGCAATCTTAAATGACGGAAATATACTTTATAAAAAATGTAGTTTGTATGCTTTTCGTGAATCATTATTTCGTTTAACTGGTCATAAATATCCTTGTTTTTTATTAGGAAAAGAATATTATTACCAAAAAACACACTTACCAAAAGACAAATTTATCGGATATATCTATTTTGATGAAACAATCACAAAACCATACAAAAAAGCTTATCAATGGATACAACATCTCATAAAAAACTACAAAAAAATGAAAATATCACCTAAACCCTCTCATGATGAACTATATCCTAATATGAATTATAAAGAAAGTAATTGGGAAAATGAAAAAATATTACTCGCAAATAAAATCAAAGAAATAACTCTTGTATGGAATATATCATATGATGAAAGGTGTAAATTCTTAGAAATGGGAATTACATCGTGGGATGATATTAATTTATTAATCAATCTTAAAGAAACAAAGAAAAAAAAAATCCAAGAAAGAATGATTCACATGAATCAACAAAATGATATTCTAATCCATCCTAGGAAAAATATCTCAAAGGATTTTACATCAAAAATAAATGATCTCAACGGAATTTACTTTGATGTTGAAAGTTTTTTATCATTTGATGAAAAACAAAATATGTCAAATAATTTTGATCTACCAATCATCGGAATTCTAGGTTTTATTTATCAAACTAAATACTACGATTTTACCATTCAAAATTACACAAATCAAGAAGAAAAAAGAAATATCCAAAATTTTGCCTCCAAACTTCATAAAATTAGTAATGATGCTATATTATCTATCTATCATTGGGGTCACGCAGAAAATAACTATTTCAAATATATTCATAATAAATATCCAGAAATATCATTCCCACAATATAAATTAATAAATATTCTTGATTACTTCAGAACTGAACCAATCATTGTTCAAGGTGTTTTTAAATTTGGATTAAAATCAATCGGTTCCGCTCTTTACAAAAATAAATTAATCCAAACAACTTGGGGTGAAAATGATAATGGTCTTGATTCCATGATCCAATTCAAAGAAATATGTAAATCAAATAAAAAAAATATACCACTAAAAAGATATATTGATATCAAAAATATTGTAGAATATAATCGTATTGACTGTCAAGTCTTATACGAAATTGTTTATTTATTAAGAAATAAATACCTTCATTGACTATTTTGTACTAATTTACTATGTAACTGTTTTATCAATAGATCTTGTTTTTTCATCTTTAAATTCATCTTTTCAATGATAATTTGTTGATTTTTTATAATTTTTTCGTTTTCTATCTGATTTACATCACATTCCGGTTTTTTATCAATAAATAATCGTGTTTTATAAATATGATTACCACCTTTACCTTTATAAATAAGTATTACAGGCGAAACTTTACTTTTTTCATTTTTAACAAAAATTTTATTATCACCCATTCTCTCATAAGTTGCGATATAAAAATACTCCTGTTTATCTTTTAATGTTATATATTTTACTTTACTCCCTTGAACTAATAAATAAGGACTATCAATTTCATAGCAATTTTTCAGTTCTTTTTTGATTTCGGTTAAATCTTGTGACATAGTTATTAAAAAATTAGATATTTATTTTTTTAAATTATTAAGGAATGGTGAAATTTTTCCTTGATAATACTTCACAGCTTTATTCGCACATTTTTCAGTCAAATAAATATCTTTATCTCTATGTTCTTGCTTATAAATTATAAGAATATTAATTAATTGTTCAAATCTTTCCTGAACCATACGTTCTTGTTTTGACATCATATTTTTCTCATTTTCATATTGTTGCTCTGTATACATTTTATATTATTAAATATTATCTTTTTAAGCATTTAAAAATAATTAGATATTATTAGTTAAGATAATGCCAGAGATAAATACTCCTCTAACTTCAAAAGTTGAAGAAATATATGAAAAAAAATTAGGATATTCACAGAAAGTTATGTGTTGTTCTCTAAATTTAACATCACAAATGATTAGTGGTTTTATTATTCTTAATTCATTTATGTATTATTTACAAACAATCGCACGTTGGGGTGCTCCTTGTTTTCTTTGGTGGAAATATACTTCAACTATAATCACTTTCATAATAGGTCATCTAACTCGTTTTATCGGAATACCAGTTGGTATTTATTCATGTATCAGTATTCGCAAAAATGAAGAAAAAGGAATACGATTATTATTTCATTACTTATTATTTTTAACACTTATTTGTATAATAGATTTAGTAGTATGTGTTTTTGAAGTTCGTGATGTTTGTAATAGCAAAGAAATGATTGAATGGCATCAATGCGCACATGAATGGGGTAAACAATCTCATAAATGTATCAATTCATTGAATCATTATTGTAATGTTACATTACTCTTTGAATCTCAACAAGAAGATGAAAAAATTTGTTTAGGATCACATTGTAATTATATTGATAATGGAAATAAAATCAAACCAGATTGTTGTTATCATTCAATGTGGGATGATTCACAAAGTCCCTGTTCAATGGATTCTATTATTCGTCCCGAAGAGTTCGATACAACTTGGTGTGAACAATTTTCAGATATCTATGATATTGGTTTAGGATTAATTACATCGGGTATTTTAATAGGATTTTCTTATATTATTAATAGCTACCGTATTATGTTAAAAGATCCACTCTTTACAGATAACCCTATGAATGAAATTGATGATTAAATAGTAAATTTGATATTTACTATTAATAATAGTAAAATGGAAAAAATATATGGATGGTATTCACTACAAGCATATCAATCGGGGGAAAAAGAATATGTTTACATAAATCATAGTGGTCAGGAAACAATATGTACAAAGATTACAAATGATATGATCTCTCCATATAAAAATGATCGTTCAAATGGTATTGATACGGTGTTTTGTGGAGAAGTAAAATATTTTGTAAAAATGCTATAAATTTGAAAAATAATTACTTTATATCATACTTACTATGATATAAACAATCGTTATGGCGATTGATAAATGTCATATCTGTTTAGATCAGAAGGTATATATCAACAAGACTAATAACAGATTATGTAAAAATGAAGAATGTAATGGTTACATTTGTAAAGGATGTTGGAATGACTTAGTTAGTAATGATATCAATAATTGTCCATTATGTAGATCTCCTTTTAATAATCATCATATCAATAATTTATACGATGAAATGAAGATCACTCTAAAAATTATAATCACATATTTAATGTTTTATTCAATGGGTACTAGCACACTAATGATTATATTTAGTTTAAAAAATAATTATAATCACGTCATAGAAGAAATTTTACATATGGAATTATTATATTTCATTTTATCATTAATTATATCTCCACTTATTGGATTCGCAGTATGGTACATTGTATTACTTATACTACTTTGTATTTGTATTTGTAGAGGGAGAGATTAATTATCATCTAAAATCCAGATATTTTCATACCTAATTCTGTCAACTTTGGTTGAACAACTTGTGTCACATTTGGTAAGGGCGCTCCATATGTTCGCGGATTAACAGGAAAGAGTTTCGGTTTATGTGGCCAATGTGTTGTCATTCTTAGTTCATTAAAAGCTTTTTGTTTTTTTCGTAGCGATGCTTCGGTTGCTAGCTTACGAGGAAGCATACATACATAAACTACATTCCTAATATTTGATTTTTCTCTTGTTTTTTGTGCTTCAGTCCCACAATGAATTGTCCGACTGTCCCAAAATACCATCGTACCAGCTTTACATTTTATTCTCTTTTCTTCACATCCTTTTTCTTCGTAAAATTTCTGTTCTATTTCACTATGTTTATACCAATTTGATTTATCTTCAATTTGAAAATGATCTTGAAATTCTTTATGATAAGTATTACTTTTTTCCATAAATGCTAATGTCGCATCTCCTTCATTAACATCATAAGCCGTAATCCAACTTTGAACACATTCAAAATCCGGCCGAAAATAACTTTGATCTGTATGATACCATGTTTTCCGATACCATCCTCGTTTTGTTTTTTCAGGTGGAAAGTGAAACGATACTCCATCAAAACTAGTTAGTAATTCTTCATTCGGTGTTTCCCACAACTTAGAAAAGGTATCAACTACTTTTGGATTTTGCCGAACATCCCACACAAATTGAGAATGTCCGACACCATACTGCTGTAAAAGCATTGAGTGTTTTGGGAACATCTTTACATATTCAACCCACGTTTTTTCATCATTTCTTGAAATTGGTTTCTCAAAATTCTGAGTAACATGCTCCAAATAATCCCACATACCATTTTTCATATCCTCTATCTCTGATTCATTCAAAACATCGGGGATAATACCAACCCCATAAGTATCAATCGTTTCTTTGAGTTTTTCAGGCGTTGTGACATACTTTTCATATTCATATGCCATCTTTGTCTTTTTTTACAAATTAACTATCTTTGTTTCAAATTTGATTTATATTCAATATAGTAATATAAACTTATCAAAAATGATTTTAAGATCTGGAAAAAGAATTGGAAGTGATAACATACCTATCAATTTCAATGAAGCCTCAAAACTATGGAGAAAAAATAAAATATCAATCGGATATGGTCAATTCAAATATAAATTTATATAGAATCGCCAGATCCATCACTACCGAAAGCGTAATAAATATCAATGATACCAAATCCAACCATAACCATTATTGATGTTGATATACAAATAACCAATTTACATCTTTCAGAACAAATACATTTCCGTTCTATCTTTGTTTCAACAAGTGTTTTTCTAAGAGTTTCTTCATCATTGTCAATTCTTCGCATTTATTTATAATGCGAATGATCTTTTTAAATTATTTATTAATGCGAATGATCTTTTTAAATTATTTATTAAGGCGAATGATATGACAAACATTTAGATTTATCCAATGTAAAACACATTAATTTTGAACAATTTTCTAATTCACCATTAATAACATCACATGTATTACAACCATCATACCATATAATACAACCATAATCTATTCTATTTTGTATATTTTTTATTGGAGATATTAATGGAAAATTAATATTCCCTTCATTCCAAGAATTACTGTTACTTATATCAATTGTTTTCCCTTGAACATTTAATTTTACTGTAGGATTGCTATTTGTTCTAACAGTTATTTGTCCTAATAAATATTCATTATTATTAACAATAATTGTTTCTGGATCCATTATAAAAACGGCCCCATCAGTTATTTCCAAATTTTGAGTAATTGTCCATTTAGCGAAATCAATTCCGACAGAAGAAATTAAATTATTTGAATCACCATCATCAATACCGATTGTTAACCAAGAATCGTAATTTGATTCAGGAATAATATTCGTAAAAAATGGATTAATTCCACCAATATTTTTTCCAAAAGTTATAGCCGACTGATATGATTCGGGTAAAAACAATGAACCACTGTTGCTATCTCCATAAATCGCATATAAGTTTTTTATATTCATATTTTCTTTAAAAACAACCGATAATCGGAATGTCGTATAACCATCTATCCCATCATTATTACAATTAGTCACTTCTGTTAATTTAGGACACAAATATCGGTAACCTGTACAATCCGGTTGTTCCAATATACAATCACTTTCATCAACGGTTGTCTCATCTAAATTTTGAAAACAATCGTCAGGACATACAATACTTTGTCCATTTTGTTGTCTTACTAAACAACGATCACATTCAACATTATGGTTTATCATTTGAGATAAAACATTCACAATTTGTAAGTAATAAATAAATATTTTTATCATTTATTATATATAATATATATAATTTTTAAATATATATAATTTTATCACTACTTATTTTCATAAATTTTATTTTTCTTATCGTGTTTTAAATAATTTGTCACCAATAATGAAAACCCTCCACCAGAATTCGCAAAATACTTACTATGAGCCATATAGTAAAAGTCTTTATCTGGATTTTTTGTTAAAACAACTTCAACTGGATAATCTTTTGAAAACATAGTAACAATTTGATTTAATATTTCATTTGACTCTTTTACATAAACATTAATATGAAGACCCGTTACAATGTCTACTTTCTTTATTTTTTTATTTCTTCTTACTTTTTTTAATAACTTTTCATAATATTTTAAACCATATGAATATTCTTGACCATAATCTTTTGCGACTGTATCTCCCAATCGTAAATGAATCACTAACGTGGATGGATCTGGTTTTTTATACTTAAATTTACTAAATATATTCTCAATCGTTTCATGATCTTCCACTTTGTATGATTTTGGATAACCAACCGCTTTTACATATTTAGACGCAATTGAACGCGGAAAATTTTTATGTAAACTTTCAATATATGTTTTTCCAGTATCTTTAGGATCCATCCAAACATCTTTATGACCCTGACACCAATCATTATCAACATCAAAATTTATATTTTCGCAAGTATGTTCTACATTTGGATTATCTTTATGAAGACAAACACTATCCCAACAAGCAAAATAACCATAAATTACATCTCCTAAACGATAATTATCCCATTTGTTTCCATTAAAAAGATCATATTCAATATATTTATCTTTTTTTTCTGATGATTTATATCTTTTTTCTTTTAATTGAGATCTTCGTTTTCTTCTTTTTGTATTTCTTTGTTTTGTTCTTCGTTGTTTTCTATCACGGAGAATTTTTTTTGTGAGAACTCTACTTCTTCCCATATATATATAATACTAATATTTTAATAATATTTCATGTTTCTTTTAATGTAAGCAGCTCCGTGGATTCCTTTCGCAGCATCATCCATATGTAAATAACTCATCGCAGGATAGTAAAAATATTTAATAATTCCTTTCTTTTGTAAATATGTCATTTCTGTATCCAATGGTTTTAATTTTGGTTTTTGTTCGAAAATTTCATATAGTTCTTTCGCGATTTCCCATTTTGGTATGTAATAACCAAATCCTCCAAAAATACGATATTTTGTTGGATCAATCTTATTAATTCCATTTTTAAAATTTTGTATCGTTTTTTCATAACTCCATTTTTTATCTTTAAAAGATGTTGGTGGATGTAAAACACCTCCGAAATAAATTAAACTATCTTGTGGTAATTTATCCAATTTCATCTTTTCTAATTTTTTGTAATCAATTACAACATCATCTTCTACAATCAAAGCTTGATCTATTTTATTATCTGCGATTAATTTGATTAAATTAATATGCGAATTCAAAATTCCCGCCCCACATTTTCTCTTTTTTTCACCAGCATTCCACATTATCTTTAAACGATCATAATATGGATTCGCTGTACTAACTTCCATACCATTACAAGCGGAATATCTTGATAACATACCTTTTTCATAATCATTATGATATTTATCCCATTTTTCTAAATCCCTTCGTAGATTGATTACAAAAATTTTAGGCATTCCCTTTTTCGCTTTACGATGTTTTTTACGCATTGGTGGTGTTTTTTTACTTCTTGTCTTCATTTTTGATGATTTTACTCTTTTCCTTCGTATCGGTTTTCTTGTTTTGTTCTTTGTTTTATTTCTATTTTTTGTTTGTTTTCTTGAAACCATTATATAATTATATTATATATTATATATGAAAAGAAGGTCTAATAAAAAAGATCAACCTAAAAAAGATGAAAAAATAAAAAAGAAAATATCACCAAAAAAAATCATCTTTAAAGATTATCCCAACTTTACACCAAATTTAACTCCTAAACAAGTCTTTCAAATGGGTGCTTTCGGTGGAACCTACTTTCGAACAATCAAATCAACTGTTACAGATAAAACGCACCAAGGGAAAACAATGATAAAAGAATATCCCAAATCTTGGTTTCAAGGTTTAGATATCGAAAAAGAAGTAATCTCGCCAGATTACGATAAAAAAATAAATAAATAT